GGGTTGAGGTTCCGCTACGGGGATAGGAGCGGGTTGAGGAGCCGGGGCTACTGCCACGGGCTTCGGCGCAACGGGTGCTGGAGCGGCAATCTTCGGAACGGCAGGCACAGAGTTTACCCGAGCCTCACCAGTGATCTGAAGTACTTGCTCACTTCCAAACAACTTATCAACTTCTTGTTGTGTCTCGTCATCTAAGTATCCACCAAAGTCAAACTTGAGTTTGGGGAAAGACGCATCGGTGTCAAACGACACACGGGTGCGGATGATCTCAGGCGGGATGCCACGCATGGCAAGTTCTTTTTGGTAGGCGTTCAACCCAGTGATGGCCGCAGGTGTGACCGACAACAGGTACACAGGCCCGGATGGGTCGTCTGCTGATACCACGGCAAGACGCTTGGTATCGGAGCAAGCCTTGATCTGTTTACCCTGCGGGGTGATCTTGGAACCCCAAGCATCTTGTGGGCATCCTGCGCACAGGTCGTTCTGTGGTGCAGTGGATGAAGGGTCAGGGCTGATGCCATCCATCGAGAAGCAATCAGGGCTAGAGGGTTCACTCTCAGGAGTCCATGCCTTGGCGTACCAAGTCTTAGACTTGCGAGGGTTCGCACCGACAATGACAACATCTAGTGCAGTGGTGTCCAGCACGGTCTCAGTGCCGCCTTCGACAATACGGAACCGCGCACCTTTGATGCTGATACGGGGGATGGATTCACCACCGCCGCTACTCAGTCCACCAGCAAGGGCTTGCGCCAACACAGATGGTTTACCGATACGGGCGGCGAGGTGGGCGGGGACTTGCGTGTTAGCAAGAGTCAGGTTGCTCATAGGTTTCTCCTTTAGGTGAGCGGGTTAATCGTCAACGCGGTTGGCTGGCTTACGAATGTTGACTTCCAACTTCGTGCCGTAGTTGACGCCGGGGGGAACTGCTTTGTTTGCTTCGATGTATCCACGCACGGCAATCTTGCTGATGCGTTTCTCCAACATGTCGTAGGCTTCGTTACCTCGGATGAAGTCAAGCACCGCATCCCAGTCTGCGACATTCGCATAGTCGGTCGTGGTTAGAAACGCCGTGCCATGCTTGGTCTTGAACGAGGTTACGCCTTGGGCGTCAGCCTGTTCCTTAATCCATGCTTCCAACTTCTCCATCTTTGCTTTGATATTGGATACCTTGTCCTTAACTTCGGCTTCGATGGCTTCCTTCTGCGACCTGAGTCTCATGTAGGTCGCAACTACATCGTCTACATTCACTGTCATAGTGTCACCTATTAGTTTCTTGTTGAATCAAATCAAGAAGCAAGCCTTGTAATTTCTGTTTGTTTTTGAGTCGTTCGTACATGCGGTACTCCAACTCAGTGGCTTCGATGTGGATTACATTAGACACATGCTTCTTACCTATACGCTCGATACGACCATTGGCTTGGGTGTACTGCTCGTTGCTATTGATCGGCCCGTACCAAATGATCGTTGACGCACTGGTGAGCGTAAGCCCGTGCGCCATTGTGCCGGGGTGAGCAATCAACACATGTGGGTCACGACTGTGCTGGAAGTCATGGAAGATTTGGTTTCGTTTGTGGCTTGATACCTCGCCGTTGACGACACCCACCGACCAATGCTTACCAAGTTCTTTTTCCAACATGTGCAGAGTGCCAGTCAGCGGCACGAATACAATCACCTTCTCTCCTGCTTCTTCAATTACCTCCTTCACTAAGTTCACACGGGGTGAGCAGTCCAACTCAATGTGCTGCCCGTCATCGCCGTAGGCTACGCCGCAGGCTATCTGAACCAACTTCTGAATCTTCACTGCCTCGTTGACCGCAGTGATGGTTCCCTCGATTGCTTCGGATACGAAATGCTTGAGCATCTTCTTGTAGTGAAGTGATTGCTCAGGCGTTAGGTCTACCTGTCGTGTCTGAATCACCGTGTCAGGCAAGTCAAAGCACTCGTCTCGGGTGTAGCGCACGGCAGGTTGCAGGATGTGCTTAACAATATCCACCGACTCAGGTCGGGGGATGAACTTCCACTGCCCGATCTTCATCATCACCTGTTCACGAAACGCTGTGAATGTCTTGGTGCAATGGGGACTACCAACAAGTTTGGCTAAAGCCCAAGCGTCTGTCGGGTCGTTGGGTGTAGGTGTGCCAGTCATCAACCACAAGCGTGTTGCAGGGTTAGCGTCAACCCAACGGCGGAACAACTTGAACCTCTGCGTAGATGGGTTGCGCAGTACTGCTGCCTCGTCAACGATAACGAGGTCGAACATGCCAACCGTTTGGTCAGCGATGATGGGGAACCCATCGTGGTTAATGATGTAGAACTGTGCATCCCGCTCAAGCAACTGCTTACGCTTGGCGGCAGTGCCATGAAGCACCACGAACTTGCGGTGTGTAAACTCTTTGAATATGGCGTCGCCCCACACCCGCTCAAGGGTGGACAAGGGCGAAAGAATCAGCACCTTCTTTACATGTCCAGTCTTGATAAGGTAGTCAGCCGCCCACAAGGACGACTGGGTTTTGCCCGTACCGATTTCGTTTAGCACCAGCCCACGCTGGTTCAGTGTCAAGAACGCAGCAGTTTGTTTCTGATGGTTGTACGGTTTGAACTGCCCGGGCCAGTCGTAGTAGTGCAGGATGGGACTGGGTGCTTTGATGCCAAGGTTATTCAGCACCTTCACCTCATCGAGCCGATGGGGTGCAAGCACAAGGGGGATGCCACGAACCTCCACAGTCTTAGCCGTGGGGATGGTGTCAAGTACCCTGTTCGGGTGGTTAAGTTTTAGTGCAAGGGTCTTAGCCCGTTCAACTACTAGCATGTGTCACCTGTTCTTTTCAATGTACGCTTCAACCTGAGCAAGGGACTGGTCATCACAAACTAAGAACCACTGTCCACCTGCGTCTCTGATCTCTGCACCACACCGCACTTGCAACTCTGTTGGTTTCTTTGTGCGGTCTGCCTTACATTCAATTCCTACAAACACCCCTCCAACGATGGCGATGATGTCGGGGATACCCCCCTTACCGAACCCGTTGTTAGCGGGGAAGAAGTACCACATCTTGTTCTTCTTCAGTAGTTCGGTCACCTTACGCTTGACCTTTGACTCGGGTGTTGCAACGCTCATCTTACTCCCCTTTACAATCTTGTCAAGTATTTTTTATTAGGTTAAACCCTAGCACTCACACAGTCATGTCGGGCAGGACAGAACCGACACAACCCACTGGGGCGCATAGGCCAGTTGTCATGCTCCAACGACTTGTGGATACGCTGAATCCGCTTCATGATCTCAGCCCATACATCGTTGACCTGCGCTCGGTTATAAATCTCTGTGTCCATCTCCATCGTCTTGAGCCATACCAAACTGGTCTTGACTCTGCCCACATCAGGGAAGTGTTTGAACACCTGCGCCGCAAAGATTTGCATCTGAAAGAAGTCAGGGTTGCGCTTGCCTGTTTTCCAATCCATCACCACGGCTTCGTCACTATTGATTACAAGGATGTCCAGTTTGCTACGGAGCCATGCGTCAGAGTCCCACCAACCTGTTGGTGTAAGGTTATCGTTCAGCACCAACTCCTTCTCGATGTGCAGTTCGCCCCCCTTGGCAATCCGTTCCACCGACGCACACAGTGGTTCGTAGTGTGCGACCTCTTGCGGCAGCAGCCCATCTTGCTTCAGGCGCAGTTCAAGATATTGGTGGATGCGTTCGCCGTACTTGCTGGCCTCACCACCTTCATCGACAACATCCTTCACAATCCGCTGACGGAAGTAGCGGTACGGGCAGTTCTCGTACAGTTTGATTGACGAGTATGAATGACTCAAGCGCATAAGTTGTGGCCCCTCGGGGTGTCCTTGGGGTTTCTGTTCATTTGGAAATGCCAGTGTACATCAATTGTGCATACGACGCAACATGTCGTACTTCAATAATTCAAACTGGGCAATCGTCTCCAGCACATCCTCGACCTTGGGCGAGTAGCGAATGTACGCACCGTCTTTCCTCAGTAGGATGAACACATCAGTTGAACCCCCCTCCTTCGCGGCGGCAAGGGCTTTCTCTAACATGTCAACAACTTCTTCGTTGCGTTTATTCCCGACTGCTTCACTCAGGTTTGTAATGCTCATCATGTTTCTCCGTAGTTAGTTGCCACGCCCGACTCACATGCGACTGGTAAATCAGGACACCAGATCGGTGGGGTGGACATGATTCCCTCAAGAAGTTGCTGTGCGTGTGTCGCTTCATCAGCCGGTGCAGTGACGATGATCTCGTCGTGTACTTGGAAAGCCACATGGTAGTGCTGACCGATTGATGCCATCTGTTCCGCCACAACAATCCGTGCCAAGGCTTGAATCAAATTCTCTGTGACCTTGCCCCCGTAGATTTTCGTCCACGAAAGATCAGACACTTGCCCCGTTACCACCCGCTCTTGGATTGCCTTGCGGTAAGTCCGAGCATCGTTGATGTATTCAAAGTTTGTGCCGTTGGCGCGTAGCGCAGGGTAGCGAATGTACAAGTTGTTGGGGAGTCTTATGCCATGCTCATCGTAGATAATCCCACGGGCTATCTCACCCGATACACGATTGACAATGCCATTCAACGCCTGCCCACACTTGTTCCACAACTGAACAATCTTGTGGTTCTTCTGCCGATACAGACGCACAATCCTTTCGGCTTCGGTTAGTTCGATCTTCACAGAGATACCACCCTGCCCGATCTCAAGGGTGCGCCTGAACTTCTCTGCGCCCATGCCGTAGCCTAGCCCCAAGATACAGGTCTTACCTACGAACCGCTCCACCTTGTCAGCCTTGGTAATGGTGCGACCATATACTTCAGAGGCAAACTCTGAGTACACATCTCGCTTGTCAGCAAACGCTTGGAGTAAATCCTGTTGCTCTGCCACCCATGCAACCATGCGGGCCTCGATCTGTGACGAATCACTTGCCACAAGAACTTGTCCTTCGGGTGCTTTCAACGCCCGTCGGATTGTGTTGTTGCCACGGGCAGGCAAATTTTGCAGGTTAAGTTTATCCCCCCCACTGAACCGACCCGTGTGCGCTCCGTAATAGTTGAGCATGATCGGCAACCGACCTCGCTTCGCCACACTAATAAGGTTCTCGGTTCGGGTCTCCTCAATGGTGGACTTCACCCCCAGTCTTGCCGCGACCGCAACCTGCACTCTCTCATCAGGATGTTCTAGTAAGTCCATGAACGCCTTGTCGGTCTTACCAAAGGCAAAAGTTTCCTTGCCTGTTCGTGCGCTTACCTTGGTTGGTGGCTCGACCCCCAAGTTCTTTAAGTACTTGGCAAAGATTTGGTTACTCATCAGGGTCTTGGTCAACGCTTCTTCCGAGATGCCTGTCAGCCCCATGTCATGAATCAATCCGCGCTTGCGTATCTTCACCTCGTTGAGATGTTGAATTAGCAAAGGCATATCCAACTCGATGGTCGGCTCGGTGTACATGCGTAAAGTTTGGTCGATGACCATCAACTCACTGGTAGGAAAACCCTTGCTCAATTTCTTAAACAACTTGTAGGTCAACTCCACATCGTTAACGCAGTACGATGCGTACCGCATCATGTCATCAGGGTTGAAGTCCTCTCGGCGTTTACCCAGTGCGTTGATTACCTCGTCACCTTTGACACCCAATCCGTAATATGTTGCCAGTGCTTTGAGGCTACCCCCCACAGTCATGTTGTGAAGCGGTCGTGCCATAGATAAAGTGTCAAGCCACAACTTAGGCTTGATGCCGTATCTCCATGCCAGTATCGCTCCGTCAAACGCTGTGTTGTGACAGAGTATTGCTTTGTCTCGGTAGTCAAGGGACTTGAGGAACTGCCCCACATTGTCCCCCGAGTACCAGTCGGTTGGGTAGTTGTTGACCTTGATACCTACACCGATGATCTGAAACTGGGGGTCTCTGATGTACGCCTCAGTAGTCATCTTCGACAGGGAATAATCCTTGTCGTAGTAGGTTTCAAAGTCGATTGTCACTATGTCCATGAGATTCCAATTCTTGTACATGCCATAGATGTAAGCGGCGGCATTGAACCAACAACTCTTGGGTCAGCGGCAGGTTGTCCTCGTACCGCTTCACCAAGATGTTGCTCTGTATCTGCTTGTTCAAAGCGTCGATCCGCAAAAGGATGGTTGCGTAATCGAAGAACTCAATCACTGCCGACCACCTCTATAAGTTTGCCGATGTAGTGATGGGCTTTCTTGATGTCGTTCTCCCCACCCTTGGCATTGCACCTAGCAAGATACTTGATTGCATTGCCCTTCAAGAAACCTTGGAACTCAGCAGGTGTCATCCACGATTCCATAGCCTTCCATGGTTGGATGCCCATGTTCTTGTAGTGATCGCCACCCACTTGCAGATCATCAGCCTTGTTGCTTGGCTTGAACCGCACGGGCACTTTGGTTTCGACAGGTGCGCCGCGTAGTACTTCCTTGCGTATCGCATACACAATAGGCATGGCACACTTGAACTTCGCACCAACATCTTTGGGGATTGCGTTGGGGTTCTGTTGTAAGTAAC